CGGGGTGCCGCCCGTGCGGTGGATGCCTGACTGGTCAATAAGGGTAGTCGAGGCACCGGGAGAAATTACTGTGTGGGTTGTGTCCAGCACTTCATCGTGTCCGAAGATAGCCAGCTTAGCGAAGCCCGTGATGTTCCCACGCCGCACTTCAATGTGCCAATCTTTTACGCCGAGGTATGTCATTAGATGATCCACCATTCTGAGCCGTCAGAGACGACGGTGATGCTGTCGTACTTGGAGATGGTCTGGTTCGCCATGTCGTCTACGGTCTCGGCACTGTCGCCGTCCACGGTCACGATGCCTGCGTTGATGTTCTTGATGTCGAGGATGTGGCCGGTCCGGTCCGCAGCCGCAGGCAGGGTCACGGTGAAGGCGGAGGCCGAGTTGCAGATGATGATGCGGTCGGTGATGAGAGCAGTGGCCGTGCCGGTCACGGTGCGAACGGTGGCGGCCTTGATCGCCAGTTCACCACCCACGAACTCCAGCCCGCCATCTGCGGCGATGTCGATCGCGAGCAGGCGAGCGGTGTCGAGGGACAGCCCATCACCCAGCGTGCGGTCACTGTACGCGGTGGCGTTGCTGTTCCAGTTGCGGCGTGTTCGGGGGTCTGCACCCGGCACGCGGTTTGATCCTCTGTATCCTGGCATTACGTTCGCTTCTGCTGCCGCGTTCGGCCGCCCTCCTCGAAGAGACCGAAGATGGATTCGAGAGCCCACCGCCCGGAGGTAGTGACGAGTTCGAGTTGCATCCACGCCCCACTCACGCGGGGGAGGGTCATGATGTTCTTGCCTGCCTTCAGCGTGCGGGACCACCGGATCTTGGTGCCGATGGCACACTGCTCGGCCGTCGAGCCAGAGTAAATCTTGAGGGTCACGTCCGCACTGCCTTCCGCGAGGTCGATCTCCAACCCTTTCAGGCGAGAGTCGGACCCACGCCGGGTTCCGATCGGAAGGAAGCGGACGTTGGTAGCGATAGCCGTGCCGTCGTCGGTTACGTCGTTGGTGGTCACCTGTCGAATGAAGCCGTCGCGGCAGCCCAGCAGCATCGCCTTGTCTTCCGGCAGGTCAGCGTCGTACGCCAGCATGCAGTCGGGACCCATGGTGGTAGGCCACGCCATCGGGAACCATCCACCCGTGCGGTTCTCATAGAAGTAGGCTTGATTGGCCGAGGCACTGGCGATGTTCGCCACCACCACAACCAACCCTTTGTTTCGGAAGTCCCATGAGAGGATGACCCGGTTCTTCTCAAGGTCGATGGCCTCGAAGGCCGAGTCCAGTTGGTCGCGGGTCATGTTGACCGGGACGGTGTCCTTGCCCATCATGTAGATGCCGTCGATGCCCATGAACCAGAGGTTGTTGTCGGGGTCGAGAGTCCACGCGTCCCACGCCATGCCGGTGTCGGTCGAGATCACGTCGATGGCACCACCGGCCGCAGGGTCACCCGCGATCTTGGCGATGCTCTGGTCCATGCCCACCACCAGCACGTCGTCGTCGAAGGGGCAGAGGGCCGTGACGATGTCGCCGAAGAGGCCGACCTCGCCGATGTTCCCGGCGACCGCCTGAATCGCGTCGGTCGTGGAGGGGGAGTAGTCCCAGTCGAACGGGTCGCCGACTCGGCTCATGAACCAGTTGTGGGGGTCGGCCGCCAACCCTGACAGCACCACCCGGCCACGCCATCTCGCGATGAGGCGGGCAGCCGAGGGCAGGGTTCCGGCCGAGGTCGCGGTCCATGTGGAGACGGTGTCGTTGGCGAGGCTGAGGACCTTCATGTTGGTGCCGTCCACCATGAACACCTTGGAGTATGCGTTGGCCGCCTTGTGCTTGAACACGTCCGCCGTCAGGGCGGTGCTGCCGGTCGTCACGACCTTCTTGGTGCCGTCCTCGATCAGCGACACGTCGCCGCTGTCGTCGGTGATGGTCAGGCTCGTGATGCGGGTCGAGAGGCTGGCCGCAGCCAGTCGCCTCTTCATGAAGTTCTTGATGCCACCGGCGGAGAACTTCACTCCGGCCGTGAACAGGAACGTGGACGTGGACAGCTTCATCATGGAGTACGGACCGGCGGGCAGAAGACCCGCCGCGTCCGTGGCGTCTGTCGTCAGCCCACCCAGATACACGCTGCCGTTCTCGTCGCACACCATGGACGTGTGGACATCGTCGATTATATCCAAGTCAGTGAAGAACGACTGAATGAAGACGCCCCGCTGGTTGTGGACGAAGAACCTGTTGTTGTCGGTGCAGGACAGGATGCGTTTGTCTCTGGTGATCGCCACAGACCGGAAGTTGGGTTTACTGCCGGTGTGGGCGTACCCATCGTGGAAGGCGGTGACGAGGTTCAGGTCCGGGTCCAGCACGAACATGTTGGCCGAGTCGCCCGCCCCGTCGTAGCTGGCGGTCTGGACAGCGTTCGACACCACGATCATGCCTGCTTTGCTGATGGTGATTCGCGGGCCGCGATTGTTAGAGGCCGCTGTCAGCGACGCCCCGGTGTCGAAGGTGGCGATGATGGAACCGTCGCTGCCGTCGAGCTTGAAGACGCTCTTGGTGTCGCCCGCTCCGGCGTAGGCGGTGTTGGTCTGACACACGACGTAGACGTGACCCTGATGGTACGCCATGTCGGTGCCTTCTTTGCCGATGTCAGTGGTCCACTGCACCACGCCGTCCGAGTCTTGCAGACCCTTGACGGTGGTCAGGGCATCGACGACGCAGCAGAGCATGCTGTTTTCTTCGTCGTACGCACACACCCCACCGGCCACGTCAGCGATCGAGGTCCATGTGGTCGAGCCTGCACTGTTGGTCTTGCGGGCCTTCTTGTCGGTGCCGGTCGCGATGCCGCCTGACAGGTAGAAGTTGCCTGCGATGCTGCCGACCGCACACCCGCTGTCGTTCCAGTCAGTGATGTTTGCTGAGGGGCCTTCCACGAAGTCCTCATCGTAGACCACCATGTCTTTGCTGGTCGTGGTGCCCGCGACGATGATCTCATAGCTGCGGGCCGTGCCGGGGATCACCTGTGCCTCGACCGACTTGGTCAGGCTGACGATCCGCTGGGTGCCGTTCACCTTGGCGAAGTACCACCGGTTGAGACCGGGGCGGGAGCCGCCGCGTTGCCGCTTCTTGATCGAGTCGAACACCCGCACGTTGTCGCAGTCGGACGACGTGTTGGGGGGCTGTAGGGGATAGTTCGTGTTCTCGTCTTGGCCTTTGTCGGGGAAGATGAAGGGGATACGAGGCATGCGGATACTCAGCAAGAGGAGAAGAAAGAGATGGGGAGAGGGTTACCGCTCCCCACCAGAAGTGGCTTAGTCGCCGGTGGTGAAAGCAGGGTTACGCCAACGATCGTCGTCGTTGTATGCGGCAAAGCTCGAACCGTAGATGATGGAGTGAGCGAGCATCATGAACTCGCCGGTGCCGGAGTTGTTGGCGTCGATCGTTCGACGCAGAACGTCGCCCGGCTCGTAGCCGCCAGCACCGCTGGACAGACTCAGGAAAATCTCGCGGGTTGCGAGACCTGAAGTTGCAGTGGCCGACTCGGCCTCTGCCGTGGCAGCGGTCGCATCAGCAGCCGCACCCGGACGCCAGATGGTCTGAGCCGAGGTGATGCCCATGTCGTTCGTGCCGTTGTCGGTGGCAGCCACACCCACGATCTTGTAGATCATGTTGTCGCCGTCCTTGTCATAATCCATGGGGACCATGAAAGTCAGGAGAGCGGTGTTGCCGTCGTCATAGCTGACGCCGTTGACTGCGGCAGTGGGTGCCGAAGAAGCATCGGGCTGCACGCCCGTGGAAGCCACGGTGGCGGCACCGAGGGGGAGAACGAACTCTCTGAGGAAGAAGTCCCCAGTTGAGATCCAGTTCATACGTTCAACGAAGTTGTTTTCGTTCATTTCATTTCCTCCGCGATATTTCGCGATCGAAGGTTACGTGATGTTGTCGCCAGTCACGGCGGGCCGGTCGTATCCGGTTTGTCGCCACTGCTGGATCGACGGTCGGCCAACTGACGGGTCACCGAAGTACCCCAAGGCACGCGGGCCAGTGCGTGCGTCTAACGTGTGTGATCGAGGGAGGGCGTTCTCATGGTAGTCTTGCCAATGTCGGCCCGGTCGATCGTGAACGTCCCTCTCGACAACTGCAAGGCATGCCGCCTTCAGCGTCTCGTCGTGGACGATTGGTACAGGTGGAAGATCAGCGAGATTCTCCAGCTTGTCGAAGTGAAGCTCCATCGGGAACTCGACGCTCTCTGTCCCGCTTGACCGTGGGTAGGCCATCAGTTCCCATCGCCTGCCGTTGAGCGGGTTACCCAGCCCATCGACATTCATGGTGCGTGTCGCGAGATAGAACGGATCGCCAGTCTCGTCCGTGATGTTCTCACGGTACTGGCGGATCAGTGCTTCGCCTACCCATGACAACGAGACCCCTTGGTTGGAGTTCGTCACGTAGGTGGGCGTCCCAGTCATCATGCCCGCGAAGTGCGGGGGCATGGTGTAGTTCCCGTTGTTGGCGATGCTGTACGTCGAGGCGGAGAAGTCGGAGTTGTCGCCCCGGTTGATCTCTGCCTTGGTCGAGGACAGCACCTTCGTTATCATGATGTCGTCGCTGCCGTCAGCATCGGTCACCACGATGATCTTCAGTTCCATCGACTCGCAGAAGGACGCCGCCGTGGCCGTCATGGTCGTGACACCGGAGTCGGTGACACTCGTGACGGTCGTTCCAGCTACAACGCCCACCGCTCCCCACAGGTCGATCGTCTGTACCGGGCGGGCGAATCGCCAACCGGTAGGAGGAGCGTCTGCGAAGAACTTGCGAAGACCGTTGTTTACATGGCGTTTGCATTCGGAGAGATCGTACGCGTCGATGGGTATCTGAGATACCTCATCACCGGCCGCTCCCATGTATGCAGCACCCATCTCGCGTGCGACCTCCAACAGCAAATCACTGAACGTGAGTGCCGAGTTGGCCTGACGATACGGGCGGTTGGTTGGGCTTGAAGTCATTCAGCCCCCTTCAGCAAATGGGGGAGGCGAGCCTCCCCCCAGAGTGAGTGGTTTACGTACGCTCTTGGTACGCCCAACGAATCCAGTCAACGATGATGGCATCCGCACCGCCCGCACCACACTTGGCTGCGATGATGGGACCCAGATCGACGCCGACCGGGTGGGTACCCGAAACCAGCGTGAGTTCGGCAACCTTGTAGCCGTCGAAGTAGTACTCCAACGTCTTCTGGCCGTCGAAACGGAGACCGAACTTGTGGAAGACAAGGGCGACCGCGAAGTCAGCCGCATCGTTGCCGCTGGGTCCGGTGTAGCTGGCAGCCCGTGTCACATCCGCGAGGACCACCGTACCGGCAGCACCGTCGAGGTTGAAGACTGCATCCAACGCACCGGTGTCGTCACCGCCGTGGAAGAGGAAGCCGTACATCGACTCAGTGCCGACGCTGATGTTGGCGTCCAGAAGAACGTCCACGTCAAGACCGTCCTCTTCGACGAGGCCGAAGAAGTACGAAACGTCCTGAGCCGCATCTTCCAAGGCGACAGACGCCTCGAACCATACCTTCTTGCCGCTTCCGATGACCATGCCTTCGCCGACCTGTTGGTGGGCGATGATGCCATCGTCCTGATCGCCGTCGGTAATCATTCGCATGCGACCACCGGTCTTATCGACCGGGTCGCCGCCGATCACTTCACCAGCAGTGTCCGCTTCGATGTTGTAACCGTCCACCACAGTCCCCTCGGCGGTTGCGTCGAGCGTGACCGCGAAGAAGTCAGAGTGAGAGTATCGGCCGAGGCCGAGGTCGTTGAGAAGGCTCATACGACAGTCCCGCCATAGGGACGGGGAGGGCTGGTTCAAGTCACCAGCCTGTGCGATTTTTGCAACGCTCATTGTTTATCCTTGAGTTTGCTTTTGAGAACATGGCGTGGGGTACTTTTATCCCATCACGCCGGTTTGTTAGTGAACTTCCTCATACGCCACGCGAGCCCAGTCGAGTGCGATGCTCTGGCGGGCAGCGGTGCCCGTCTTGACCGAAACGATGAAACCCATGTTGACGTTGGTGGGGAAGGTGGTGTCGGAGAGTTCAAAGGACGTGACTTTGTAGCCGTCCACGAAGACCTCCATGTTGCGACGACCGTCGAACCGCATGCCCACCTTGCGGGGGGTATTGGCAGCGACGCTCGCTCGGTCTCCAGCCGGGAGGCCGTTACCGTTGGTAACGTCCGCCAGAACCTCGACCTCAGTTCCGTTGTCCAGCTTGTAGACGGCATCGAGGCCGTCTGTGTCGCCAGAGAACATGCGGAACCCGACGTAACTCTCACCGATCGTGGTGACAGTGTTGTCGGCGATGATGTCCCGACTCAGGGCTGCCTCTTCGGCCCAGCCGATGAAGACGCCTTGGTCGGCAAGAGCCCCAACCTCGAACGAGACCTCGAACCACATCTTCTTCTGCGACAACCGTTGGAACTCTCCAAAGGGACGCAGGAAGAATGCGAAGGCATCGTTGTCATTGGGACCAGTCTCGACATCAATCCACCCGCCCAGTTCGCCAGCTTTGGCGGTCAGGCGTGCGTTGACATCGAAGTCCATCTCGAAGTCGTCCATCGAGTACTCATCGTTGGCGAAGACTGATGCGAAGCCGTCTTCGATCTCGCCGTTCTGAGTAGCAACGAACTCTTCACGAACCGCATCGGCGTTTGCACCGGCGAAGTCAGTGATGGCGACCACTTCGCCGAGAACGAGGAATGCTGCCTCGATCTCGTCGTTGCGGGCGTTCAGTTCAGCGACGAGTGCGGCCGTGGAGGCCGGGCTGTCGGTGAGTGCAGTGTAGGAGAGTGCTCCGCCCGCTTGGGTGAACACGTTCTCCAGAAACGGAATCCAGACCGCCGTCAGATCATCGCGGAGTGCATCGTCGTTTGCCGGTGCGTCCGTGGGATCGGGCAGCGTCGGCCCGTTGAGGGTTGTGAGAGCGGTGGACTGGAAGCCACCATTGAACTCGGAGTGCTGGTAGAAGCCGAGACCCAGATCGTTCAGGAGGCCATGACGGCAATCCTTCCAGAGACGGGGTGACGGGTATCGTGCAACACCGACCTGATCTGTTTGTGTTCTGCTCATTAGTTATACTCGCTTTCTGAGAGAGAAAAGTGGTCTCCTGTAGTATATATACTACAGGAGACCCCATGTCAGGCAGGTTACGCCGAGGTTACCTTGTGAACCACGAAGCCAGCCGTTCGCCGGTTGGTGCAGAGGTTCTGGTGTGCAGCGTCGAGGAAGACCGTGACAGTGGTGTGCTGTCCTCGGTCCATCATCGGCTTGGACTCTTCCATCCAGTAGCCATCCTGAACGATGGGCTGGAACTTGTCGAAGTCCACGTAGTAGATCGGATCGGTAGTATCCGAGTCAAGCTGCGGGATGTAGACGAGGGGCACGCGGTTGAAGTACGTGGTACCCTCCTTGTCGATCAGTGCCTTACCAGCAAGATCGGTCGCGCCGCTGTTGTCGTCCCGTTTGTCCGCCATGTCCTGAAGCTCGATGTTCACGTCGGCGTTGGCATAGAGCTTGCGGAACGAACCCGGATTGTCTGAACCCGGAGGATTCGAGATGTTGGCCGGGGGACGGAAACGCGTCAGCAAGAACGCACGCCGCAGGGTGCGGAGCAGTTCGTTGTTCGCCGACACGTATGTCGCGGCGTAGTTACGCCACTTGGCCTCGACTGAAGCGTCGATGCCCGCTGCGGTTGTGCCGGTCGTGCCATCGCCGTAGCGAATGGTCTGACCGTCAAAGCCCGCACCAGTGGACCCGGAGGTCCGCTTGTTGAGGTAGTACGGCACGCCGTACGGGTACAGGTTGTCGGTAGCCGAGGTTGGCGTCAACCACCCACGCTCTTCGATCAACTCTGCGAGACCCCAGAGACGTTCGAGACGCCTCGACTCCATCAGGTCGATGTAGCCTTTGCCGGAAGCCTTGTTCCGCATGATCTCCAGCACGTCCCAACTGTAGTTGGTGCCAAGCTGAGTCCACGGCACGTCGATCTGGAACTGCACGTTCTCGACCGAGGGCTGATCCGTGTCGTACAGACGCCGGTACGCAGCCGCACCGGTCTCGTCGAGGACGATGTTCCGCTGAATGCTGGTGCCGCCGTCGATGGTGCGACGGTTCTTGTTGTAGATGTTGCAGAACTCGAAGTGCTGCGAGTCCCATGCGACCTCGAACTGGCCATCAGGCAGAGCCTTGAGCGTAGTCCTTACGAGGTCGATGAGCTGGTCATTGTCGATACCCATTGGGGGTTATCCTTGGTTGAAGAGTTCTCTCAGTGCGAGGAGGGAGGTATCCTCAAGCTGCTTCCGCGTCGGCTTCTCACTCACTTCGGCTTCGCCGGAGGTAGTGGAAGTCGAAGACTCCGCAGGCTTGAGCGTAACCGATTTGGCCCGCTTCTGCAACTGAGTTTTCAGGTCTTCCCGCATCGCTTCCATCTTCCAGTCGCCGCTGACAGCGTCATGGGCGAGGTAGAGGGCGTCTTGCAGGGAGATGTCGCGACCCTGATAGGTCGCTCCGACTCGAAGTTGGTCCGCGTACTGGAGGACTTTCATCCTGTTGCCGTACGCGTCGGTGTCCACGGTGGACTCAGTCGAGCCCTCCCCGTAGTGCTTCGAGAAACCGGCGAGGTCCCGGCCGTTGAAGAATCCGTCGATCTCTTGTTTGAGAACGGCGTCCTCCGACTGCTGGTGACGTGCCTTGGACTCAGCGATCGACGGAAGGATCTTGTTGATGGCCTCGATCGACAGGTTCATCGGGCCAGCCATCTTGTCGATAAGCTGGGCGATGGCCTCGTCGTGGGCATACTCTTCCTTCAGTGCGTCCGCGTCAATACGCGGAAGCTGATCGTTGGGCTTCGAGTCGTCTGTCACCTGCGGCTGTGTCGCTGCTTCGGAATCCGTGACCATACGGCCATGGGCGGCCCATTCCCGCGAGTTGTCCTTGTGGTTCTGGTAGACCTTGTCGGCGATCTTGTTCATCTCATCGACGCCATAGACATCGAATCCTTGTTTGATCTCCTCTTCGGTCCACTTCGACCCAAGCATGGCTCGTTGGACGTTGTCGGAAAGGGTCGGCAACTCCTCCGCCGGGTCCGATTCAGCATCGGGGGCGGGATCAGCGTCGGCGGCTTTCTCAGCAACAGGCTCATCCGAAGCCGCATCGTCGGTGACAACGGGCTCCTGTGTTGGAATGGCTTCGTTCACTTCAGCGGAAGCGGGATCACCACCGAGGGCGGCTTCGAGGCGAGCCTCGATGTCGGCGACAACGGCGTCATCCAGTTCGGCTTTGGGGAATGCGGGCATATCCATGGGGGTTCTCCATTCTACCCAGTTGCCTGCGGGTGCAGGGGTAAGAGGGCAAAGGGGGTAGAGTACTACAGTGTACTCCGTTTAGGGGGGTGATGCAAGGACTTTCCTTGAATCTAGGCAAATTAGGCTATTTAGCTCTTCTCTTCCCAATCAAAGTGTCGGAGGACGTGCATCTTCTGCCGACGATTCGTAACACGGGGGACGTTGTCCGGCCCCAGTTCCACGTCAGGACACGCCTTGTAGAAGGCCTCCTGCTCGTACGGCTCGACCCCGCCTATCGAGAACATGTCGATGGGGGTCCCGAACGTGCCGCAGTTATTCGCACGTTTAGACGGCTGAGTTCCACATGGACAGCCGGGATCTGCTTGTTTCGTAGGGTCAAACCACCGCATCTCGGTGCAGGTGTCACAGACGATTCCTCGTTCTCTGGCTGGCATCAGTATGTCGGGTTCGAGCCCAACCCTCCTTGTGCTGCATTGGCACCCTGCTGGGCCTGTTGGTTCTGAGCCGTCATGGCATTCGGGATCTGCGGCGTGGACCCTATGCCCGCACCACCACCGGCAGCCCCCTTATCGGCTCCAGCCGTCCCTTTTTGCATCTGGGGGGACTGGGCAAGCAGGAAGGCCATCTTCTGCTGGAACATCGGATCGAACCAGACCTCGTCCATCCAGTCGATTCCGGCTTCTTTCGCCATCCGGGTGATGAAGTTCGGCAGGTGGAACGGCTGTCCCATCTGCAAGAGCATCGCACCCACCTGTACGGCGGAGGGGAGGACGCTGCCGACGAAGTCCATCGCCCGCTGCACGCGGGTTTGGGTGTCCATGCGGCTCATCGACTCCGGCTCGACCTCGAAGTGCCAGTCGAGGAAGTCTCCACGACGGGTTTCCGGGGTCAGTTGGACTGATTCCATGACCGGCTGGGGACCATTCTCGGTCATTTCCACCTTCCGGCGGGCCAGCGTCATGTCGAGGAACGGGTCGGTGTGGATGAACCACGCCCGCTTCCGGCCCTCTTCGGCCGCTGCCTCGTACACGAGGTTCCTCATGTCGTTCAGGCCCACGTCGGAGTTGGCCTGAAGGATCTGGGCCTCGGTCGCGGAGTCGCTGTCGAGGGACTGACCACCGATACCCTGCGGGTTCGCGGCCATCATGTTGAACCACGACTGGAGGTACCCGGTCATCTGGAGGTTCTCGTTCTTCTGCCCACCGAAGCTGAGGGTCTGGATGCTGTCAGGATCGTCCATCCCGACCGTCATGCCGTCGCCTGCGTCCAGTGCCTCCTGAGCGTCGTCCGCTGCGGAGCGGCGGTACGCGATGATGTCCTTCTGCCTCTCGGCCTGCCGGACCGTCTTGACGACCATGCGGTTCGCCATGTTGTGCAGGTCGTACCAGATGCTCACCGGGGCGATCGCCATCGGGTTGCTGGGCACGGGGGGAGTCAGCGTCAGGTGCGTGTACGGACCGTCGTGCGGGGAGTACGCCTCATCTTCGCGGAGGAACTTGTCGTAGACCGGGCCGCTGTTCGTGGACCCTACCGGGGCCGGGACGGTCACGATGGTGTTCGCACCGGGGACCCAAAGCTCCACGATCTCGACCTCGTCATTCCACTTGTGGGATGAGGAGACGAGGTTCTGGCGGGAGAGTTCGCTCGTGCCGTCCTTGCGATCAGCACGGGGCATCTTCTCGACGAGGGCGTTGTCGTACAGGCCGGAGTCCAGCATGTATGAGCGTTTGACTCGGCTTCTATCGCCCATCCACTGTGCCTTGGAGATCGGGCCACGCAGGTTGGGGTCGAAGACGAAGTTGTCGAAGTCCACGAAGTCGGTGTAGACCTGTCCGGGGTCGATCCCCGTCTCGTCATCGAAGGTGATGACTGAGCCCGTGGAGGCCAGCCCCGTCTTCAGGGTGCCGATGCCGCCGAGGATCGAGTCCACCATCCACAGGCGGAACGTGTCCTTCAGCTTCAGTTGCTTCGCGTTGAAGTTCAGGCCGAGGGCGAGCAAGTCGCCGTAGTCCTGATGCTGCGTGAACTGACTGTTGAGCTTGTACTCTGGGTTCGACATCACGATCTGCGGGAGCAGCGTTCGCATCGCATGGAACACGAGGTTCATCGGCTGCTGTCCGACCTTGCCGTGCGACTTGTCGTAGTACTGTCCGAGGAACGCCTGCATGAACAGCATGCGTGCCCTGCGGAAGTTGTGAGAGCGGCGGAACCCCAAGCCTACATCGAGTTGCAGTTCCCTTGGGCTAAGATTAGCTGGCATGTTGTCTCCAGTCGAACGTCAGGGTCGCATCTTTGCGAGCCTTCCTCTGTTCGCGTTTACGTTGATTCTTCCGCCAGAGGACCGAACGCCACGGGGGACCAGCCTTCACGGGCTTGCCCTGATACGTGTCGTCGATGCCCAGCACACACAGACCCGCCGAGATGACTCGGTCGCCGTGTGTCTTGCGGGCGTTCGCAGACTCTTCCATCAGTCCGGCGGGGCCGAGGCTGCCGCCTTCCATGTAGATGTACGTCTTTGCTTCGTCGATTGCTTCTTGACTGTGGTGGATGATACCACCGTGAGAGTACGCCCGGCGAAGCATACCGAGCATGATTTCTTTCTTCTCGTTGGTGCTGTGCCAGCCGCCCTTGTTCGTCCGCTTCTCCGCGTGCGTGCGGACCTGTCGGTCGAAGTAGAGAGTGGGGTACTGATACACCTTCATGATCTGGCGACCGAAGTCCCAACCGGGACCCTGTGCCTCCCACACCATGAGCGGACGCCCGCCGTTGCGGGAACCACCGAACCAGATGGCGGCCGCACACACAATGCGGGCCAAGTCGTGCGGGGCCACCTTCGCGTTCGCGTACTCAGCGATGACCTCTCGCGTTTGCACGCACATGACAGAGACGACCGAGTTACTCGCCCCCATACCTTTAGAGATGTCGATGCCGAACACGTAGTCCTTGGTCTGGTCGGGTCGTCCCTTGATGAGCGGACACCAGATACGCCACGAGCCGTTGGGCGTCGCGACGATGGATTGCAGAGCTTTCCGATGGATCAGAGCAGGCATCGCCTGCGTGGTGACTTCCTTGCGGAAGTCGAAGTGGCGGCTGATCTTCGCGTCCCGGCAGAAGAGGTGAGCGTGCTCCTCCAACGTGATCGGGTCGAAGTAGATGTCGCCGGACCCGATATGGTCGCGGTCCAACTCCTGTGCCATCTCCTTCGGGTCGCGGATGGTCTCCTGAAGGTCGTAGTACGGAGACCGAATCTTCCACTTGCCGGTGTCGTCCTCGCGTTTGCAGTAGCGGCCCCGTCCCTTTTCCGGGTGGTCCCACCACGACATCGCGAACACTTCGATCTGCCCCGACAGCATCCACTCCGTATACGCTGTGCCGGGACCCCACGGGGTCGAGTTCGGCAGCAAGCAGGGGGACACGTCTCGGAGGGCAGCCTTGATCTTGCGTGCGTTCTCCATCTTCGCCATCTCGTCGAGCAGACACGCCTTACGTCTATCGCCCGAACCAGCAGCCTTGTTCGAGGACTCGCCGTCGATGCGTGAACCGTTGTCCATGTTGACGATGTGCATGTTCGTCCGCTTGATGTTCGGACGCATCCACTCCGGCAACCATTTGTTGATGTAGTCGTGCTTGACGAACAACGCACGCGGGTTGTCCGAACCGTCCACGTCCGTCTCCACGCGGGAGAGTTCGAGGAACAGGGAGTTCTTGCGGAAGATCAACTGGTGGTGGAACACAACGCAGTGGTCCCACGACGCACCCATGTCACGGCTCTTGTCGGTCAGGAGCGAGTACGCGTTGTCGATCGCGTGTTCCAGCTTCTTGATATGGCGGTCCTGAATCTCCCACGTCACGAACGGCACGTCCGCATTCCGCGACTGCATGATGCGACCCATGTTGACCGTGTCGGTGTCAGCCTCGAACACGCGGAACGTGAACACGAACGCGTTGACAAAGAACAGGATGCTCTTGCTGCATGCAGTGTAGAGGTCCTGCTGCAACTGCGGGTCTTCCTCAGCCATACGCAACAGCTTCGCCCGCCATTGCAGGTTCTCGTCGGGATCTTTCGGCACCTTGATGCCCGTGATGGGGCACGTCCACCAACGGGCTATGTTGGGGAACGGTGTCGGAAGTTCAGGCTCTACTACGTACTGGTTGGCAGACATTAGCCCACAAGCATGAGATTGACGAACGCGTCGCCGGAACCGTCAGCGACATTACGCTTGGCGGTGATGTTGTCGAGGTCCGTCATCGTGTCTTCGGAGGCACTACCACCGAAGGTGGTGATGGTCTTTCCGCCGAAGGCCATGACCAGACCTGCCGGCACTGAGAACACGTTGTCCACTGATCCGTCACTCACCTGCACGGTGATGTCCTTGTCGGAGTAGATCAGGGCGTAGTTGAATGTGGCGAGCCCACCCTCGGTCGTATCCCAGAGGGCGACCTCAGTGTAGCCGTCCGCGACGATCGCAGCCGCCTCGTAAAACTCGCCGTTGGTGGGCGTGAACTCAGCGAACACGCCCTTGTTGCCAAACTCTCGCTTGGCTCCGTTGGTGAGGCCAGTGACCTCAGCAAAGCTAAGCAGTCTCAGCGTCGCCATCTTTTGTTTCCTCTTCTGTCAGAGCGTTGATGCGAGACTTCGAGAGTTCCTCGACCTTGTCCGCCGCCGTGAGGGCGGTGGTTTCGTCGGCGAGGGCCTGCGGCGTCTTGCCTTCGAGCCTGTCGTAACACATCTCGATAGCCCACCGTTCCGGCTTGTGCTGGACGATGGTCGTCTCGACCTGCCCCGGCACGTCCGTCTTCACGGTGACCTCTTCTTTCCAGCCGATAGCACGATCGACGAGGATCTCTGCGAGACGCTCGCCCTTCGATGTCATCGTCCACTTCTCATCTTCGAGCTTGGAGTCATAGACTTCGGCCATGATCTCCCGCAGCTTCAAGGTGAGAGCCCGGTTGCTGAACTTTTCTCGCCTCTTGGTCATACCGTCAGGATGTAGCCGTTGAAGCCGATGTCGACGATGGCCGATGTACCGGAACCGATGCGAGCCGTCGCACCTTCTGAACCGACACGATGCGTCACGTCGAAGCTCTTGGCAACGCCACCATTGGCGGCAACCGTGCCTCGAATGACCGTCTCGCCGACTTCAAGGGTGGCGTCGCTGTCATGGCTCAAGAAGAGATAGACATCCGCCGCCGTGTCGCTGATGAACCAAGCGTCAGTGATGACGAGCCGTTCGCCCGATGCGAGCGTGATCGCCGAACCGCCACCGGAAGTGCCCGCACCCGCTTCGTAGAAGGGGACGTTGACCGCCGTGGTAAGTGCTGTGGCATGGATTTCCCCGTGAACGGGCTTGCCGCGTGTGTCAGCCATTTGCTAACCTCCAATCATGTAGCCCCCGCCTCCACCGGCTCCGTCGCCGCCTTCACCGAGGTTGGGAGCAACAGCCCCCAGATAAGTTTGCCGGGGTGTAGTGACACCAACCGGTACGTCGCCAGCTTCTCCGTTGGAGAACGTGGCATGTTGAGCCGAGGGAGTGAAATTCTCTGAGCCATCGACGACAGACGCAAAGTCCGGGTCGGTCGCGATGCTCGCAACAAGCGTGCCGATGTCGATGACCGTACCGGCCGACTCAGCGATGCCGTCAAGCGATGCCTCACCGGCCGTGTTGTTGTAGTAGTTGTTCGGGCCGATCTTCATCTCGGCGATGTCCTCGCCGTTCAGGTTGAAGCCGTAGCCGCCGTTCAAGGCGAAGATGTTGTTGACGGCGGTAATGAGCATGATTCCCGCCGTGACGAGAAGCACGCCGTCGCCTGTGTTCCCATGTACGACGCAGTTGTGCATCGTGAAGAACCGGGTTGAGCCGCCGTGTTCGAGGTGGAAGCCGTCGCCACCGTTGTCGTAGTTGACGCAGTTGTAGGCGTGCATCTGTCCGCCGACCCTCGCACCGTGCCGGGCGTTGTCGTGGAACGAGCAGTCGAAGAAGAATGCTTGGCCTTCGGAGATGGTCGCGGCACCGAAGCCGTCACCGCCGGAGGTCCCGACCGTGCCGCTGAACTCGCAGCGGATGAAGATGATGATCGAGACCGAGGTGCCGACCTGAATGCCGTAGTCGTCGTTGTCCTTGAACCAGCAGTCCACGAACCGGAGGCCGTTGTGGTTGGCGAGGATGGCGGCCCCCTCGTTGCTGTCGGCGAAGATCATGTTCGAGAAGGTCACGTAGGCAAGGGTGTTGGCTGAGCCGTTGTCGTAGAGGAGGGTGGCCGTGGTCGTGCGGCTGATCTGAGCCTTGCTGTCCGTGCCCCGATAGTCCTGCCCACGAGAGGTGGCCCCGTAGACGTTGACCGGGGCGGCAAGGGTGCCAGAGGTCGAGGAGGCTCCCCATGTCCATGCCCCGGACCACGCGTGGGTGTCGTCGCAGATCGCGATCGAGTCACCGGCCGCGATGGTGTCGCTGGCCTTGGAGCCGAGGAGGAACGGGCCGTCGCTGGATGTCCAGTCGCCGGACACGTCGGTCGAGCCTGCCGAGGAGGCCAGCGTGATGTTGTTCGCGTCCACCTTCGAGGCGATTTCGTAGAGTCCTGCGTTGGCACCGGTTCCGGCCAGAATTGCGATCTGGTCACCGGACGTGAACACGTACGAGGTGAAGGCCCCGGACTCGGTCAGGGTCTTCGTGGCGTCATTGTAGGTCGCGGCCGACAGGCCGAACCCGATGGGGTCCTTGCCGTCGTTGGTATCGGACGGGGCGGACCCGCCAGTGATGGTCGCACTCTTGACGAAGTAGGTGGTCATTTATCCGTCCTGCGGGAAGAGGCCGACACCCATGCCGGCTCCGGGGTTGGAGGCCGAAGAGAGGGCGGGGATGCCGAGGGAGTACTGGTCGTTGTAGTACTGGTGCAGCAGGCCGATCTCGGTTGCGTCGAGGGCCGCCCCGTTGAGGACGATGCCGATGACGAGCATGTCGCTCGCTTCATCAGCGTCGGCCGCCAGTCGGCCAACGGTCTGTCCCGTGCATGTGGACGCGAACACGCCTGCGTCGTGGATCTCCTCGCCGTTGACGTACACGAGGGCGTTCCCGGCTCCCGTCTCCGCGACAAACGACACGACGGTCCACTCGGTATCGAGGATGTGCGAGGTCGTCAGTGCGACGTTGCCGTCGATGCACAGGAGGGGGTGGGTGGTCGCCCCTTTCCCGATCTCGAACTCGGAGGTGGACCCGGACCAGATGGTTCGTCTACCGGCCTGAAGCGTGCTGAGCTTGAACGCGACCGTGACTGTGCGGGGTGAGGGGAGTTCGGTCGCGGACGTGGACACGAGGCCGTCGTCGGTGCCGTCGAAGTCGATGGCGTGCGAAACGCCGGCAGAGGTGAGGAACGTGGGCTCGGTGGCCCCGATCAACACCATGTCGAAGTCGCCCGTCGCCGTGCCGCTGACCTGATTCCACTCGGTCACCGGGTCGCCGGTTTCCGCCGCGTCGGCCGGGGCTTCGAGCACGTTGGCGTTGGCCTCGAAGCGGGCGAACAGGGAGGTGAGGGTCGGGAAGTCAGCCATCGGTGTCCTCGCAGTCGTGGGGCATGACTTGGGTCCAGAAGGCCAGTGCCGTTGTTCCGGGGATGGCACACAGTTCGGTTGGGTTGACTGCGTTGTTTCGGGTACCTAGGTCGGCGAAGAAGGAGGCGATGCCGATGACCCGGCCTGCCGAGTTCATAATTGGGCCACCAGAGTTGCCTCCCCTCCCCCCGGCGTTGTGCGTCATGGTCCAGCCTTTTCGGAGGCTGGGGAAGTCGGTCGAGATCACCCACCCGATATGGAGGGTGCGGATCTCGCGGCCCAGCGATCGGCTGTATCCGGGGGCGATCACCCGGTCGCCCATGCTCGGCGAGCCGAACTCCAGCACGACATAGCTTTGCGTGGGGTCGGACGGCTGGCGGAGGACGGCGAGGTCATTCTCTGCGGAGGTGGCGAAGATGAGTGCGGGCCTCCCCCCGATGGTCGGCGAGGGCACTCCCTGAATTGTCGAGATATCGACGACGTGGTAGGCGGTCATCCAGTAGACCCACTCCTCGTCGGCGGCGATGCAGAAGGCGGAGCCCATGCCGCCCATGGTATAGATCGGCTCCACGGCGGCGAAGTACTGCTCGGCCTGAAGCGACGAGATCGCGGGCGGGACGATGAGGAGGCGGATGTCGGGAATGAGGCTCTGGACGGCTTGGCAGCCGGAGAGCAGCATCGACAGGGTGAGGAGAATCCGGATCATACTACGTTCCACACCGCCCGGTCGATGCGGGTGATGACCATCCGCAGGATGGAGAAGGTCTCGACTGTCTCGCTGTGGGCTCGGCTGGTGGCGGGGTCGACGTTGGCCCACGAGTCGAGGGTGATCGCCTGCGGGGTGATCTTGGCGACCCGCCCGTAGACCAAGAACTCGATCGGATCGTCCGCCCCGGTGACGTGGTCCCAGAACTTGATGCGAAGCTCGTCGCCGACCGCGATCGGCTCCCGGTTTATCATGGCCTCGACGCGGGCATTGAGGTTGGGGTAGATGGTCTCGGCGTCGATGGCGGTGGCGTCGTCGAGCGGTGGGGCGATGGGTTCGTAGGTCATGAGAGTTCCCAGAGGAGTGAATGGCGGTGGCGGGTCGGGTCGGGTTCCCGGCCAGCGGCGAGGTCTTGCTTCGTGGCCTGCCGGACGGAGCCCCAGTACTGCCGCCGGAACGTGGCGAGGGTCGCTGAGGCGAAATAGCGGCGGGTGGGTTTGCAGGGGTAGGTCCGGCTCATATGGTGTACAGGGTGTCGTCGGGTTTGTCGATCAGCGGGAGGGTCTCCCACTCGTCTTGGAGGACGTGTTTCGGGCATTGGGTGTGGTGGTGGTGGAATAGGCCGAATTCGAGGCTGCCGTATTTCCCCTTTCCCTCCACGCCCATCATCATCCCGCAGTAGCCGCACTGGAGGGACCCGTTTTGGGTCGCGTTCTCCAAGCTCCACTTCGGAAAGACAAGGTTCATGAGGATCGGGGCTCCGGGGTACGCTCGCTCGCCCGCCCTCGACCTTTTTCGGGGAGACCCG